AAAGATTTTCTACAGGGTGTGTCTTTCAATTATGTCAAAAATGTTTATGCAGTTAAAGAAGATGATACAGAGGTAACTGAAGACGATGCTTAATTTATATGAGTACCAACTGAAAGCTGTGAAGACAGCCGTGTATCCTAAGAAGTACAACATTTCATACCCTGCTCTGGGTCTTGCTGAAGAGGCAGGTGAAGTAGCTGGTAAGATTGCAAAGATGATGCGTGATGGTATCCAGCTTGAAGACCAGAAACAAAAGATTGAAGCAGAGATGGGTGACGTACTATGGATGCTGGCTGCACTGGCACATGACTGTGGTATCTCTCTACAGAATGTAGCAGAGAAGAACCTAGAAAAGCTGGCAGCACGGCAGAAAGCAGGTACACTACACGGAGAAGGAGATAATAGATAATGGACGCATACCAATCCTACATCCATGCTAGTCGTTATGCACGATGGCTGGAAGATAAAGAACGCAGAGAGACATGGGATGAAACAGTAGACCGTTGGTGGGTCTTTATGACGGGCAAGTTTCCTGCACTAAGTAAAAGACAAGACGTTAAAGACGCAATTTATAGGATGGATGTTGTCCCGTCTATGCGAACAATTATGACTGCTGGTGAAGCATTGGAGAGAAATCATGTGGCTGCGTATAACTGTAGTTATCTTGCTGTTGATGACCCTAAAGCTTTTGACGAGGCCTTACTTGTACTAATGTGTGGTACTGGTGTTGGCTTCTCAGTCGAGCGTCAGTTCATTAGCAAGCTACCAGAAGTACCATCAGAACTTACCGAAACAGAAGAGGTGGTGGTTGTAGCTGACAGCAAAGAGGGATGGGCAAAGGCATTGCGTCAGCTTATCTCTCGTCTGTATGCAGGTGAGATACCAACTTGGGATGTATCTAATGTACGTCCTGCTGGTGCTAGGTTAAAGACGTTTGGTGGACGAGCATCAGGTGCAGAGCCACTTGAAAACCTGTTTAAGTTTACTGTTGGCCTATTTAAGAAAGCCAAGGGACGTAAGCTAAACAGCCTTGAGTGCCATGACCTTATGTGTCAGGTTGCCGCAGCAGTTGTTGTTGGAGGTGTCCGTAGGTCTGCCATGATTAGTTTGTCTAACCTTACAGATGACCGTATGCGTCATGCTAAGATGGGCAACTGGTGGAACGAGCAAGTCAACCGTAGCTATGCAAACAATTCTATTTCATTTACAGAACGTCCAGACATGGGTAGCTTCCTGAGAGAGTGGACAGCAATTTACGAATCTAAATCAGGCGAGAGAGGTATCTTTAACCGTGAGGCAGCGAAAGCTAAAGCAGCAGATATTGGCAGAGAAGTCAGCGATGATTTCGGAACGAACCCTTGCGGAGAAATCAGCCTCAGAAGTAAACAATTCTGCAACCTCTCAGAAGTTATCATCAGAGAGCAAGACGGAGTTGGTGACCTCGAAAGGAAGGTCGAAATTGCAACCATCATCGGGACGATTCAATCAGCCCTTGTGGACTTCAAATATCTGTCACCGAAATGGAAAAAGAACTCCGAAGAAGAAAGGCTACTAGGTGTATCTCTTACTGGTATCTTTGACCATAAGATTATGTCAGGTCAGGGAGAGTACGAGAAGGGTGTACTAGCTGGCACACTACAAAGACTACGGAATGTCACACGAGAAACAAACAAAGAGTGGGCAAAGAAGCTGGGTATTCCTGAATCAAAAGCCATCACTACTGTGAAGCCTAGTGGTACTGTGTCACAGCTAGTTAATAGTGGTAGTGGTATTCATCCTCGTTATGCTGAGTATTATATTCGTAGGGTACGGGCAGATGTTAAAGACCCCCTTGCAGATTGGATGAAAGAGCAGGGTGTTCCCTGTGAAACAGATGTGTACAATGCACAAAACGTAGTGTTTAGCTTTCCTATGGCATCAGCAGATAATAGCATGACAAGACATGACTTAACTGCTATTCAGCATTTGGAACTGTGGTTGACATATCGACAGCACTGGACAGACCATAACCCATCGGTTACTATCTATGTAGGTGAGGACGAGTGGGCTGAAGTAGGTGCATGGGTATGGAAACATTGGGATGAAGTATGTGGTGTATCCTTTCTTCCTCGTGAAGATGATAGCCATACATATGCCCAAGCACCATATGAAGAGATTACACAGGATGAGTATGATGACCTTTTGTTTAGTATGCCAACCCTAGACTTCTCTAAATACACGGAAGTCTTTGATAATACTACATCTTCTCAAGAACTAGCATGTACTGCTGGCATCTGTGAAATCTAAAGTTACAACATTAGCGAAAGTTTGATAATTATGAGAGTATTAGGAAACAATTTTAATGTAACAGATGGCTTATTAAACCACCTACGAGAGTTATATCCTGACAAACTTCCGCTTAATCAAGTTACCCCTGAGGAATTAGCTTTCCTTAGGGGGCAACAATCAATTATAACAAAGCTTGTAGAAATGCAAGAGAGAGATTTTGAAGAGGAATGACATGGGTGGACTATTTAGTGCAAAAGCACCTGCTCCCCTGCCAGCACCTGCTCGTCCAGTAACGGCTATTACCAAAACGCCTGACATCGAACTAGATGATACAGAAGTTCAGTCTGAAAAGCTGAGTAAGAAGCGTAGAGGCAAGAAAGGTTTGAGACAGGATGTAACTGTGGACAAATCAATGCAAACTGGTAGCACAGGCTCTGGTTTACAAATACCACAGCAAGGACAAGGGGGAATGTAAATGGGTGGAATTATTAGACGAAGAAAACCAGCCCCACCACCAGCACCAAAGCCTACACCTCGTCCAGTTACGACTACACAGGGTGGTAAAGGTTCTAAAAGAGGTGGTATGAGCGATAGCGACTTGGTAGTAGAGGGTGATGCTTCATCTGCTGCTAACATGAGGCGCAGACGTAGAGGCAAACGAGCCTTGGTAAACCAACCAGCAGCCGCAAACGTGGGTGGTGAGGGTTCAACAGGCCTTAACATCCCGACAGGACAGTAACATGGGTGGATTATTTGGAAGACGAGGGGGCAATAAAGCTGCTCCCAAAACAAAACCTAATCTTGCAATTCCTGAACCTACACAAAGCGATGATAATAACAATGGTATGAAAGCCAATCAGTATTCACAAGTAGGTAAGTCAGGTAATTTTAGGAAAAAAGGAAATTCTAATAGTGGTGGACGAACAGTGGCTACACCTAGTAGCCCTAAGATGAGTTCAATCGACAGGAAATTCTAAGGATAAATAAATGGAACAAGATGTAGGAGCATTGGCTAAACGCTACAGCCAATTAGAGAGTGAACGTGATACGTTCCTTGAACGTGGGCGTGAAGCGGCAAAGCTAACTATCCCTACTCTTTTGCCAGACGAAGGACATAGTAGTTCTACTATCTATGCTACACCGTATCAAGGCATTGGAGCGAGGGGTGTAAACAACCTTGCGTCTAAATTGCTACTTGCTCTGCTGCCCCCAAACAGTCCTTTCTTCCGTCTAACGATTGATGATTTTGACCTACAAGCTATTGCAGGTGACAATCGTGGACAGGTTGAGGAAGGTCTAGCACGTATTGAACGTGCGGCAATGCAAGAGATAGAGAGCAAAGCCATTCGTGTACCCGTATTTGAGGCACTAAAGCTGCTTATCGTAACTGGTAATGCGCTAGTATATATGCCCAAAGAAGGTGGCATGAAGGTATTTAGACCTGACCGTTACTGTGTAAAACGGGACGCAATGGGTAACCTTCTTGAAATTATTACAAAGGAAAGTGTGTCGGCACTAATGCTTCCTGATGAAGTAAAAGCCTTGATACCGCCTAGTGAAAATTCACACAAGACAGGTTCTCCTGTAAAAAATTATGACCTGTATACTTGCCTAACAAAGCAAGAAAATGGGTTTATGACACACCAAGAAGTAGCAGGAATCGAAGTTCCTAATTCACGTGGAACATTCAAAAAGGGCAATAACCCATTCATTCCATTACGTTTTATTCGTATTGATGGTGAGGATTATGGTCGTGGTTTCATTGAAGAATACATTGGTGACCTACGTAGTTTGGAAGCATTAACCCAAGCTATTGTGCAGGGCAGTGCAGCATCAGCCAAAGTTCTATTTCTTGTTCGTCCTAATGGAACAACAAAGAGTAGAGACTTGTCGAAAGCACCAAACGGTGCATTTCTAAATGGTGATGCAAACGATGTATCTACCCTACAGGTACAGAAATCAGGTGACTTTCGTGTGTCACTAGAAACAATGCGGATGATTAATGATAGGCTTGCAGCAGCCTTTCTACTTAACTCGTCCGTACAACGTCCTGCTGAACGAGTAACAGCAGAGGAAGTGCGCTTTATGGCGCAGGAACTAGAGACAGCACTGGGTGGTGTTTACTCTATTCTGTCCCAAGAGTTTCAGCTACCTCTAATTAACCTGCTACTTGAATCACTAACAAAGCAGGGTAAAATGCCACGTATGCCTAAAGATAGCGTCAAGCCTACTGTAGTAACAGGTATTGAAGCACTTGGGCGTGGACAAGACCTGAACAAACTTGCAGCTTTCTTGCAGTATCTTCAGCCTCTGGGTGCAGAAGTTATACAGAGTGAGATGAACTTGGGCGATTATATTGACCGCCTAGCAGCTTCACTTGGTATTGATACTTCTGGTCTAATTAAATCACCAGAGCAGAAGCAACAAGAGATGGCAATGCAACAAATGATGATGCAACAACAAATGTTAGAACAGGGAGCAATGGGAGCAGCACAGGGTGCAGCACCACAAATTGCTAAAGCAGCCTTACAGGAGCAATAAATGGCAGAAGCACTAAATACTTATCAAGAACCACAGCCTGAAAACCAAGAGCATGTTCAGGAAATGCTTGACAAAGAACGTCAGGCAGGTAGCGAAGACCGTCCAGAGTGGCTACCAGAAAAATTTAAGACCCCCGAAGAAATGGCAAAAGCTTACTCTCAACTAGAAGGTAAGCTGGGGCAATCAAACGAAGAAACAGAAGAAGCTTTTGAGGGTACAGAATATACTGGCTCTGAATCAGCTAATGAAGTTTCTGACTTGTTGGACAGTAAAGGGCTAGACTTTGATGTCTTTGCTCAAGAGTATGCCGAAACAGGCGAACTGTCTGACGATGCTTATACTGCACTAGAGCAAGCTGGCTTTTCAGAAAGCATGGTGGATTCGTGGATAAACGGACAAGATGCTCTAGCTGCACAAATGACTGCTGATATGCAATCCATCGTAGGTGGTGGAGAAACATACACAGACATGGTTACATGGGCTTCTAACAACCTACCAGCTAGTGAAGTAGAAGCCTATAATGCAACAATGGATTCGCAAGACCCTGATATGATTAAGTTTGCAGTCCAAGGTCTTTTTGCACGTTATCGTTCTGAGGCAGAACCAACCCTTATGCAAGGTGGTAGTGGTGCTGTATCCTCAGGTGGGCGTTTTGAAAGTACAGCGGAACTCACTGCTGCGATGGGTGACCCTAGATACGCTAAAGACCCTGCCTACAGGCAAGCAGTGGCTGATAAGTTGGCTAAGTCTAGTCTGTTCTAATTGTTGCATTGGAGCAGGGGGTTCGTCCCCCTCTCCTTCTAAGCACATCTTAACTGGTGTTCTTAGAAGGGGCAACCCTATTCTCAAAGTTACTGATGTCAATTACCCCTGACCCCTTGCGAGGGACAATCTGTTGGAGAAAGCGTAGTAAAGTTGAGGCACTAACTTTAACTTAAACCTATGAGGTAAAAAAATGGCACAAGCCGCTTCAAACCCTGCTTATAGCGTAAGCTTTCAGGGTCAAAATAACCTCACGGGCGATGTTCGTGACCTCTTTCTAAAGCTATATGCTGGTGAGGTCTTGACCGCCTTTGAGGAAAAGAAAGTCCTTTCGGACAAAGTACGTACTCGTACTATTACTAAAGGTAAGTCTGCATCATTCCCAATGACAGGACGAGCAACTGCCGAATATCTTACCCCCGGAAACGAAATTACTGGTGGTTCTATTCGTGCAGGTGAGCGTATTGTCACGATTGATGACTTGCTTATCTCTAGCCAATTCATTGCTAATATTGATGAGGCTATTAACCACTACGATGTCCGTAGCATCTACTCTAAAGAAGCTGGTATCGCATTGGCTAACGAAGCAGACAAAAACGTAGCACGTATGCTCGTAAAAGCTGCTCTATCTACTAACGCTACTCGTGCTGCTGGTCTTGTACAAGACTACAAAGCCTTCACTGAAGAAGACTTTACGAATAACGTGACCATTGGTAGTGCGGCAGGTGATATTACTGACCCTGCTAAAATTGCTAAAGCAATCTTTGACGCTCGTAAAGAGATGGAAGTAAAGAACGTACCAACTGACGGTGCATGTGTTGTTCTTGCTCCTGACCAGTATTATGCGTTGATGGATGTTACTGATGGTAATAAGCTGGTTTACATGAACAAAGACTTTGGTGGTGCTGGTTCAATCGCTTCTGGCGTTGCTCCTTCTATCGCTGGTATGCCTATTGTCATGTCTAACCATGTCGTTATGTCCAACCTGTACACCAGCCTTGTAACTGGTAATGCTAACGAGGGTGTAACTTCTGATAATGCACCACTGGCAAATACTGCTGGTTCTGGTCGTGCCACACATTATGACCTTCCGACTGCTAACGTAGACGGTGCAGACATGGTAGCACTTGCTGCCAAGTTCAAGGGCTTTGTGTTTACTCCTGACGCTGTGGCTACTGTTAAGCTGCTCGACTTGGGCATGGAATCTGAGTACCAGATTAATCGTCAAGGCACACTGATGGTGGCTAAGTACGCAATGGGACACAACGTCCTGCGTCCTGCTGCTTGTATCGGTCTGTCTCAGGCATAATAAACGAGGGGGAGAGGTTGCTAGTGCCTCTCTCCTTTTTTTTGGGATAGTGTTATGGAAAAGTTAAAAATTAAAAAGTCACGTGTAAATGAGGCTGGCAACTACACTAAGCCTACCATGCGAAAACGGATGTTTAACTCTATCAAGGCTGGTACAAAAGGCGGTAAAGCTGGTCAATGGTCAGCGAGAAAAGCGCAGTTGCTTGCATCACGCTATAAAAAAGCAGGTGGGGGCTATACATCGTGAAGAAGCCCCAACAAAGTCTAAAAAACTGGACAAAACAAAAGTGGCGAACAAAGTCTGGTAAGCCTTCTGGTAAGACAGGAGAGCGATATTTACCAGAAGCAGCTATAAAATCATTGTCTTCAGCAGAATATGCTGCTACTACTAAAGCTAAACGTAAAGGCACACGTAAAGGCAAGCAGTTTGTAAAACAACCTCTGAAGATTGCACAGAAAACAGCTAAATATAGGAAGTAATTATGCCCCAAGTAGGTTCAAAACATTATAGTTATACTAAAAAAGGTATGGCAGCGGCTAAAAAAGAAGCCAAAAAATCTGGTAAGCCAATGAAAAATCTTGACAAGTATAAAAAGAAGAAGTAATATGGCTGTTGAACACCGTGGAGAAAAGTTCTCAGGGGTAAACAAGCCTAAACGTACACCTAATCATCCTAAGAAATCCCACGCTGTTCTTGCCAGAGTTGGCAACAAAATGAAAATTATACGCTTTGGGCAGAAGGGTGTATCAGGTGCAGGTAAAAACCCAAAGACAGCCAAGCAAAAAGCAAGGCGTAAATCATTCAAGGCTCGTCACGCTAAGAACATTGCCAAGGGCAAGATGTCAGCAGCGTATTGGGCTAACAAAGTAAAATGGTGATAACATGGCAGGAGCAACCCAACTAGATGCTGTGAACACAATGCTGTCTGCTATTGGTGAAGCACCAGTAAACAGTCTATCCTCTGGACTTGTAGAGGCTGAGATTGCAGAGAGTATTCTAAACACAGTTAATCGTGAAGTACAGTCTATGGGCTGGCACTTTAACACAGAATTAAACAAGTCATTTGCTCAAGATACAAGTGGTAACATTGTGCTACCTGCTGATATTCTACGAGCAGATGCAACATTAAAAGCAGACAGCTTAGACCTTGTGCAACGTGGTTCAAAAATGTATGACAGAAAGAACCACACGTTTAACATTGGCTCAGAGCAAGCACTAGACGTAGTAGTACAGCTAAACTTTGAAGACTTACCAGAGGTAGCAAAACGATACATTACTCTTAGGTCTACCCGTATATTTCAAGACAGGGTAGTAGGCTCTAATACTCTACATGATTTCCAAGAACGTGATGAACAGATGGCGTTGATGGAACTAAAAGAGTTTGACAAAGCTGCTGATGACCATAATATATTTGATAACTATGATACGTTTAGTATTATAGATAGGCAGGGACGGAGAACTCTATAATGGCACTCATAAGTCAATCTATTCCCAACCTGATTAACGGAGTATCACAACAGCCCCCTTCTCTACGTCTTAGTACACAAGCAGAACTACAGGAGAATGGTTTTTCAGATGTGGTATCTGGTCTACAGAAACGTCCTAGCACACAGCATATTGCTGACTTAGGTGTTATTAGTAACCTAGACAAAGCCTTCATTCATACTATTCGTAGGGATGAGAATGAGTTTTATTCTATGGTTGTTGATACAGCAGGAACAATAAGGGTATTTGACAAGGACGGTGTATCTAAGACAGTTACTAACAACGCTGCATCATACTTGTCAGGATTGACTAACCCTAATCAAGAACTAGCAGCCGTGTCTATCGCTGATGCTACGTTTATCATAAACAAAAACACAACAGTTGCAAAAGGAACGGCAACTGCTCCCTCTCGTAATCCAGAAGCATTAGTATATGTAAAACAAGCAGACTACTCCTCTACATATAAACTTACGATTACAAAAGGTGGTAGTAGCAGTACCGTATCCTTTGCTACAAAGTCTAGCACACAGTCTAGTACAAGCTTAACACAAAACGCTGAACGTGGTGCATCGACTGACTTGATTGCACAGAACTTAGATACTTTTAGTGGTACAGGTGTTAGCACTACATATTATGACAATGTTAGTAATGCTAGTGCTGTGTCAGGTATAAGTATACAGCGTTATGGTTCTGTTTTACATATCTTCTCTACTAACAGCACAGACTTTCAGGTAGAGGTAGGTGATTCACACGGTGGTGACCACCTGCTTGTATTCAAAGATGAGACACCAGACTTTAAGAAGTTGCCTGTAGAATCCCCATCTAACTTTGTTATTAAGGTATCAGGTGATAATCAAAAAGCACAGGATGACTTCTATGTTAAGTTTAATGATGGTGTTTGGAAAGAAACTAACGAACCATCATCTCTAACACAGTTAAACAACGCCACATTACCACACAAGCTAAGTAAGCTTGCCAACGGTAACTTTCAGTTTGACCCTGTTACATATGCAGAAAGAAAAGTAGGGGACGATGA